GCCAGAGGAGGAAGCGCACGCGCTGAAAACACACTTGCAGTCCACTTTCGGGTGGAAAAGGGATGACATCGTGTTAGAAATGTACGAACCGGGCAAGTATATGGTGCTGTTTGACACTATCACCACAAGATTTATCAGAGAGTGCAGTGTTTCGGAAGCAATCACATACAGTGATCGCGAGACGGTTTACCGCGAATTACGCCAGTTCATCGACACCACGCAGGTCAGCGAGTTAGACGTAACGGATATCTATTCGCACTATAACATAACTGCGATTGGTGAACACGCTCTATCGCGATGCACATCGTTGACCACGGTTACGATACCAGACAGTGTAACGACGATCGGTGAACACGCTTTCAACGGTTGCACATCATTGACCACCCTTACCATCCCAGACAGTGTGACAACGATTGCCACACGTTCGTTTTCAGGATGCATATCGTTAACAACGATTGCCATCCCACCCAGTGTAACCACGCTATGTAAATGGACTTTCTACAGATGCAGTTCGTTGTCCTTGGTCACCATCCCCGATAGTGTAACGGTGATCGGCAACGGTGCATTTGCGCATTGTACCTCGTTGACCACGCTTACACTCCCTGAGAGCATAACCACGATCGGCGCATATGCTTTCGACGGTTGCACCGCATTGACAACTGTGCCGATGATGCCACACAGCAGTGCAATTGCGATCGGGAAAGGTGCTTTCAACGGGTGTGCCTCATTGCACACCGTTGCGATTCCGTACAGTGTGACAACGATCGGTGCACACACATTTGACGGTTGCTCATCGTTGGTCGCACTCGCGCTCCCAGACGGTGTGACTACAATTGGTCGTTATGCTTTCTCCTGTTGCTCCGCACTGACCGCGATCACCATCCCAGAGAGTGTCACGGCAATCGACGAATGTGCTTTCTCATGTTGCACCGCACTGACCGCGGTCACCATCCCAGAGAGTGTCACGACAATCGACGAATGTGCTTTCTCAGGTTGCACCGCACTGACCGCGATCACCATCCCAGAGAGTGTCACGGCAATCGACGAATGTGCTTTCTCAGGTTGCACCGCACTGACCGCGATCACCATCCCAGAGAGTTGCGAATACATCCACACGGGCACACGATAAAACAAAACCGTTGGGAAGAAGGGACGGGGATACACTATTTTATATCTACCCTACAGTTGATCGTTAATATATAGTGTAGAGACGTATTCCATTTAAAACAAAAAAAACACAAACTTCAAATTGTATATTACCAAATCAACCAATCGTATCGTGTTTGAATTGATGTCGGTGATGTATAGGCATAGGTAGTCTATTTTTTTGAAATAAGCATTCAGATTACATCACCCCCTTATTGTGTAGCATAGTGTGCAATTAAACGGGCAATCAAGTCGACTTTGTTCCCCCGTTTGTTCAGTCCGATCGCTACCAATTTGTTACATAATTCTTCTTCGTCATACTCAGACCAATCTTCTTCGTCATACTCAGACCAATCTTCTTCGTCATACTCAGACTCATCCCACGTGATAGTAGATTCTTCAGTATGCCGCACTGTGTCCTCCGCATATTCTGGGTACGTGGTACATCCTACACATTCTCGCATCGTATGTGTTAGTTCTTCCATTGTGGATGAAACATATGATGAGATGTCCTGGCAACCGGGCGACACGAATTGACTCGCCGCACAGAACACGCTGTACAATGTGTGTAGGCTGTACCGAATCAAATGTTTGGCAATGAATAGAATACACAACGACACGTTTAAGAAATCTAATACAATGTGTCCAAACCGGTCTTTGTCTTTGAACAGACAGTGTTGGGTTATGCTGTAAGTGTATCCACTGAGTTGGGTACTTTTCAGACACACTTCGTATTGCGCCTTCTCTTCTGCGATATGTGGGATGGAAGACATCATCTTAATATGCAAAATGAGTAACAGACACACGACTATCCAGTCCACACACACACCCGTCCAGATCGATGCCCACGGTGTATTTTGTTTACATAGGGTGAGGCACACCGTATACAGTTGGTGTGGGTGCAAGAACACGCCTACCAAGAACACGCCGAATCGAATCTGACCCGCAGCAACAAAGGTCGTGTGCGCATCGGCAGACGCTGGTGTAGGAGTGGGTGGGGAATACCGCTGCACGATGTATTCTTGGCAGATGTGGCGAACCGACTCGCAGATAAAGAAGGTGCGATACTTGTTGAAAACACAGATGGCACAAATGAACAAGATGTGAGCACCGATCGGGTTCGTTCCAAATGCGTCTGTCAGCGACACTGTATCGGGTGTCAATCGAAGCGCAGACGACATGTGTGTTTGAAGCAAGCGGTAAAGTGTCTGAATCATTGCGGTAAGTACGGTGTAAGTGGCGTAGTGTGTATGTATGTATCACACTCACCCATCCATTTTACAAATCATTTTTTTCATTTCGCGTATGACGTATGCGGTTCATTTTGTGGTGTGTTCTATATTTTGTGGGTACTAAAAAAATATGTGTTACATAGTATTAATCACACTGTTCAGTTACTATTTTTGATTAGAATGACATCCACTGCGACACACTCCTCTCAAAATAGATGCAATTCGGCAAGTAACAACAAGTTCTTCAAATGCCCCCCGCGTATGGCAGACGGTCGCCACTTCACTGACTACCGCCCCCAGTGCTACATGAATAACCTGGTCCAGCAGAACAACCAGATTCACAATAGTTACCAGATGCGTATGTTTCTGACACACAACGCCAATCAGTTGATGCAGACGAATCGCAAGTTGTCGTGCGACAAGAACTGCTGCGGACCGTGCCAAAAACCGTACCAAAGCGGGACGATGATGCCCGAAGCAACGGCAGACGTGGTCGGCACACCGGTCCCGTGTGGACTGAAGACGTCCCAACCGTCGGTCGTGGACGCGCACTCTGGCGCCCCGCTCACTTGCCCAGCGTGGAACAGCGGGGACAGTCGCGAGGTGTCTTACAACTGCTGTAGCCCGGTTTCGAATCTGGCGAATACGTACCCTGTATCGGAGAACGAAGTTGTCGTCAGTCGCAAGAGCGTTCCTGGCGGTGGTATGCCGGCAGTGAACGCGCAGTAAGTAAGTAAGTAAGTAAGTAAGTAAGTAAGTAAGCAAGTAAGTAAGCAAGTAAGCAAGTAAGCAAGTACGTAAGTACGTAACACGATGGGTTGTACACACACGTTACAGCAAAGAGTTATAAGGATGTCGTCGACGTACACAAAAAAGAATATACATTTGTATATAATACACACACGTGATTATAAACGATGACTCATTCGTCTCCTTCTAAACGTAAATCATCCGGTTTGTCGTCATCGTCATCGTCGTCGTCTGATTCGTCGAATTCGTCTTCCACAGACGATTACACGTTTCTGGCGAACCAAGCAACCAAACTGGAGACCACCGCGAAACGGTTATCCAGTCAGAATCGCCCAAAGAGTCAGAACCAACACGATAGGTTGAACGCGGTCCGCAGTTCGCTGGCTGCTCTGCGACAAAGCGCACGCAAACCATCCAGTCGGAAAAATAACACACACTCTGCTGTTATGGACGCGAATGATACACGCGTTCCCACACACCCCCTTCCCGACGGTGATACACTTCGCAGAAGCAGTCGGAAAAGTAACAACCGTTCTGCCATAAGAGAAATCGACAAACGCGACACACGACCCGATGCGTCTGACTCGGTTCGGTTCGAACCGACGACTGTATTATCACCTGCACCCACACCTGCACCTCCTCAGCAGTGGGGCACTCGGGAACGGATGGACGACGCAGACCCGACAGTCGTCGGCACATCCGACCCCCCTTCAGTCGGAAGTCCATTGTTTAATTCCTTTAAAATACAGTCGGTGCAAGATTTGTTACATAATACATCGTCGCACGTCTTGAAAGCAATGGAGCAGAGTAACGCGATCGATGTGGACACCGTTAACACTGTGAGTCAGACCGCGAAGGACCTTCTCACAGTCGGTTCGGGTGCTGTTATGTGCGTTGTCAAACTGGTTGTGTTGGTATGCATCTTAGCGTACACGTTTGCGATTGATTCGACTAGTTGCGCGTGTGCCGATACTCCTCGAAAACTGTTGGTCCAGTGTTCCGCATCCGTCGTGCTACTCTTTATGGGGGTGGTTCTCGTGTACCCTCCTTTGTATGAAAATGTGCCGTGGCTCAAAATAGTGCTGATGGTCACCACCTTGCTTCTGGCGTATGGGGTAGTGACTTACTTTCCGATTCTGAACAGCGTGGCGTGCGAGTGTGCGCAACAAAAATGGCAGAAGTACATTGGTGAGTATTATGTGTACCTCGCACTTGTGCTGTTCATTCTGGCGATATGTGGTGTGAAGGTATTATAATTAGGTGTATTATGTGTATTATGTGTATCACAAGAATACTAAGAAACCGACCATATCGCCAGTCTGAAAGACCCTGGGTGTCAAGGCGATACTCTGATATGTGGGGGGGGGGGATGCTACGAAATGTGCGGACGCGATGGAACGAAACTCGGTTATTTTATTTCGTACAGTCAGGGTGCATCGGCGAACACATATTTGAAACAGTGCATCTACATCGGATTCCGTTTAAAAAAAAATGACTTCCTTCTGGTGTCGAAATGTGTATGCATATTCTGCTTCTGCTGTGACGTGCTCTTTACAAAATAGCAAAAACAAAACAAAATGAGTTCGGATACGTCACACACAATTGTTAGTCATTTCAATTGGATACCAGAATTGCTATTCACTGGGTTGTTATATATGATGACCGCATCATTGCGAACGTTTTCGCTCACGACCATCGCAGACGGATACACCGCCACACCGTTTAAACAAATACTTATACTCGCCAGTATGGTAATCACTCTACTTGCTGAATGGATATACACGCTGTTCACTATTTCAATGTTGTATTTTCAGTTCTATGACTGGTTGTATACACATGTCGGCAATGCTCCGCTTAACCAACCACAACCACCAATATCCGGTGCACATTTGCAATTGCACCGTCTGTTGTCTGGTGTGGTCGGGAGAGTGATGATTGTGGCAATGGTGTGTTTCATTTACATATTATGCACTGTCCAGAGCATCCAATACACGTCTGATGTGGTTGCTGTGCATTCGTATCATTCGCCGCTGGGAAATGTAATGTGGGCAGCGTGTGCCACACTAGACATATTATGTCTACTTGTAACCAGTTGCATTTTGTATGTCGGTGGTGGTACTTCTACTTCTACAGCGACTGCGACGACAGCAAAAGAGACCGCCCACCAACCACACACGTCCGATTATTATATGGACTCGGTCATTTGATATTAGATGGTGTTATGGTACAAACACAAATCACTTGATTTCATATCATATAATGCGGTATCGTACTAATGTTTTTAATAGTTTTTTTTAATATGATGTTAACGAACTGTACAATTACCCTCGTATGGTACGTATAATTATAGGGATACAAATGATTACACGTGTGTATCATTTAAATTAAGTGCGAAACATATAATTTGTCGTTTTTGGTTGGTTGTGTGGTGATGGGTTCGCTTCCGTTTGCACCACCGGGACATCTTTCGAATAAGAGAACCCACATTCTTTATAGAATCGTCTACGAATGTGTTGCTGTCGCGAGAAGCAAGGAAAGGATGCGTCTACAAAATCAATGATCGTGGGTAATACATCGTGTTCAGTTTTGCGCAAAATCCGCCCAACCGACTGTTTTACATCTGATTTCGGACTCGCAAGCAACACTGTATTCAGCACAGGAATATCCATTCCTTCGCTTGCCATATGATATGTTCCCAATACCACCTGCTTATCGGCAGCGTCGTCCAGCGATTGTTGTTTGACTCCACCCCAGTAGTACCCGTGTTCCACACCTGCGTGTTCTAGCATTTTTCCAATGTCTTCCAAATGTTTGCGACGTTCGGATAACACCAATATACGGCGTTTGGGATCTGCCGCATACGGCAAAAGGATTTTTTGGATCGCAGTCATACGTTCGGTAGACGCAACTAGATAACTTAACAGTTTCGCACGGAATGTTGGTTTTTCTTCATACAACACATTGCGTCCTTTGATTTGCATCACAATCGTTCCACACGGACTTGCGTTGATTTTAGGATCTTGAAACGGAATCATTTCGACATACACGTGCTGCGTCACCGTGGCTTCGACTTTGTACATCACCTCACCCAATTGCCAGTCAAATACTTTTCGCAATCGGTCTTTTCGGTCAGGTGTGGCAGACAACCCAAGCATATATTTGGTGCGTGTAATACCCAGCGCTTTTGAAAACACCTTTGCTCCCAAATGATGGCACTCGTCAAAACAACACAATCCAAAATCTTGATACACGGACTCGGGGTACTTCCCCCCGGCAACACTCTGCAGCATACCAATCACAATGTCACGTCCTTCCACGTCAATCGTTTTTGCTTGCAGTGTGCCGACGGTGGCATCTGGTAAAAACTGTGCGATGCGGTCTTTCCACTGATTCATCAAGAACTCTTTGTGCACCATCACGAGCACTTTGACCTTGAGATGCGCAAACAACTGCAGTGCAATAATGGTTTTCCCAAACCCACACCGCAATTGCAATATTCCACCACCCTTTGCATTCAAGTGCTGCACAGATTTATCGGCAACGTCTTGTTGCTGGGGACGCAAACTGCCGTGAAACAACAAATCAATGGGTGTTCCACGTTCGCATAACAGGTTGTGTTCGGGGTTTCCGAATTTCTCGATGGCATAGAAGGGTGGCAAATAAAATTTTGTTTTGTTTTCAAGATATATTTTGAAAGCGTCGCTTTGTTCCGATGTCGCAGACGTGTCCCATTTGCGTCGGGCTTCCATCATCTTGTCTTTGACCGGATTGAATGGTTCGACGAGCAAATCGCTGCGTATCATTTGAATGTGTTGCGTTGAGAGAGAGTCTTTTCGCACGACATAACCACGATGAGTGAGTTTTGACATTATTTTCTTTAGTGAATGAATAACACCACAACTTTCTTGTTTATTTTTTTAAAATGTCTTCTGCCCGAAAATCTCCGTCTCGTTCTCGTTCTGCTTCCGCTTCCGTGGAGGAGTGCCTCAGCAGCACGTTCGCCCACCCGACTGACACTGTGATGTGGGTGGTGCGTGTGGTGCTTTTGATTTATGCGTCGTTCGTCGCCTCCAACTTGCCATCCAATATGACGTGGTTGTTTGACAACACCGTTGCGCGTTTGGTCGTCGTGTTGCTCATTCTCGGCCTCGCGACATGCGATCCGGCGTCTGCGATTCTGCTCACGGTCGGGTTTGTGTTGTCCATACAAGCTGCCAACAAACAGTACATCAGCAAGCTTGCGAATGTTGCAACCACTGCGAACACTGCCGAAACCTTTATGGCAGAAGTCGTCGCTTCTTCGCAGGGAGACGCGTCGCATCGTCCGATGGCGGCATCTTTGCACGCCGCCCAAAATGCCGCATCAGGTGTCTCGCACGCTGCCGGTGATGCGGCACACATGCTGGGCAACGCTGCACACTCGGCAATGACTGCCGTCGGACCGCGCCAGCCCGCTGCCAGCGACAACGCGTCCCACCTGTTCACCACACCCAACCAAATGGCGGGAATCCAAACCAACACCGTCCAAGACAACCAATTCACGGAGGTCCGCACGTGGCAACAAGAGCTCGGTCCACAGGGGTTGAGTCAACCGTCCGGGTTTAATTTCAATAACGGGTCTCCCGCGGGTGGGTTTGCGTCGTCCAATCCCAGTTGCGCACCTACCACACACCAATAATAGTAAATCGTAAATAGTAAATCGTAAATCGTAAATAGTAAATAGTAAATCGTAAATCGTAAATCGTAAATCGTAAATCGTAAATCGTAAATCGTAAATCGTAAATCGTAAATCGTAAATCGTAAATCGTAAATCGTAAATCGTAAATCGTAAATCGTAAATCGTAATCGTACGGATAATCCAGATTCTTCTCCATTCTAACTGACGTACGTATACAACAAGAGATACAAATCATATGTTCCGTCGTTTGTCTTTTTGGTAACGGTGTCGTATGCGTCCATACTTTCACAAGCAGTTTCTTTAACAAAGTCATAACAATTTAATCATACGATTTCCTTCAGAATGGTATTTTATGGACAAACATGGTTTCTAAGCCCCATTGCCGGCCTCGTTGCGGTGTTGATCTATTACTTGTGTGTGGGGCGGCAGAAGAGTAAGCGTGTTGCGGCACTGCAACCGGACTCTGAAGAGGCGACTCAAGCGATGAATGAACAGTTGAATATGTATATAGGTGTGTTTATAGTGGCGTGTGTGTTGGTGTACGGTTCGTTTGTCGTCGCGGATATGACAGGAACGTGTCGTTTCATTGATGCACAACCTGATATCCAAACCGGTGGTTGCCCACCGTTTTAATAGTACTGTTGGTTATGATTCGTTCAGATCTATTTCTATTTCGGAATGCGCCTCGTCGTCCTCGATGACATCAACACTCGTTGATGCACAGCAAGAATGCCCGTGCCATTTGTGACGATAATCATACACAAAACGACCGATTGTGACCAGAGAAGATGAAATCGTAATGAGCAGAATAATTACCTCTTGCATATTTATGGTATAACCTCTTTTTATGAAATTTACATTTTATGTAAATTTAATTCTAATTAAACCCCCAAAAATGAAGGTGGTGTGTGGTATATTATTCAGCAACTCCATTTCTTCTGGCGACCGACCCGGTGTCTCACGATATGTACGAAGCACTATGTGTCGTTTTCATTTTTATTTTTATTTTTGTTTTTGTGTTTGTTTTTGTTTTTGTTTCCCACCACACTTTGTGTGATTCATCGATACAATGAACTATCCCTATCATGCGACGACGACGACGACGACGATGATGATGATGATGACATATCATCCGTTGGTGCAGTCGTTGTGCGTGGTGGTTGTGTGGAAGATCCTGGTAGTGGCACAACCTTCTCGCGTGGTGCAGTGGTCGTAGGTTGAACATCTTTCGTCGGATGTGGATACTTACGATCGTGCGAATGAACATCAGCCTCTTCGTCATCCTCTTCGTCGTACGCTTCGTCGTCATCTTCTCCAAACACATCTGTGTGGGTGAACGCCTTGTTGTCTATAATCCCTTTTTTGGTATGCGGCAAATTGTATAGGGAATGCTCGTGCGCTGGACTTGTGGTGTGCATCCAATAATACATAAAACCGAAACCGAGTAGCAAGAGCACAAACAGCACAATATACATGCACATTACATAATATTGTCGTAAATACAGTTGGTGACTTTGTGTCGCAAGGTGGGTGACCGAATCAAGTTTTTGTTGTTCCAGGGCGATACGTTGGTCTATGTCAGCGCTGACGTTCGTGCTTTCCCATAGCAATTTGTTCTGCATGAAATTACTCTGAGATGCCGCACTCTGACTTTCATAATGTTGCTGCAAATTCTTCACTTGTGCTAAGAGGGGATACACCTTGTTCTTCAACTGAGTGTTGAGTTGATACACTTCCTGATCATACGACGCATCTGTCTGCGAAGTTGTCAACACCTTGTTCAATTGCAAGTTTGCTTGACGCATCTGCATGTTGAAGGAGGACGAGAGACTCGTCAATTGCGTGTTTAAATTGGTATCAAACTCAGTTGATAATAATTCGCGTGATTGTGGGGTCGAATTTGAAGCGTGAGAAAGGGTCGTCATAATGTTTGTTGGGTGTATCTTAATTAATTAGTAACTAATGACATTATCAGAAAAAAAAATGCTTCGGAATCGCTTATACATCCAGACAGCCGTGTGTTAGGAACACTATCGGTTATGGCGAACCACCCACCACCCACCACCCAC